ATGGGCATGGACAACGACATGGGCATGGACGACGACATGGGTATGGACGACGGTATGTCTGACATGGAAATGGACGACGACGAATTTGAAACAGAAGGCATGATGGAAAACATCACGCTCAAAGCTGCTCCAAAACCAGTCACTTCTGAACCAGCTGGAACCAACACCAAGTCAACAACTGCATTCAACAGTGGTGCAACCGGCATGGCAGCCCACCCAGTTAAAATGACTGGTGACACTGCAAAAGGCCGTCCTAATCCTACTACCAAGGATATGATTGGTAATGTTGGTAATTCACCAGCACAAGGCACTCAAAATCTTAAACCAGCTACCAAGCCACACCTGGGTCAAGCTAGTGGTGTAAACACACGCACACCATTTCCACGTGGCAAGTAATCTGCGATGAAATACTTACAGGAACATCTAAACTTCAACCAGGCCAAGATTCGCGTCTTGGTTGAAGATGGTCCTGACGGCCAGGGCAAGACATTGTACATGGAAGGTATCTGTATCGAAGGTGGAGTAAAGAACGCCAACGAACGAGTTTACCCTGTGAATGAAATTGGCAAAGCCGTTCAAAGTATCAATGAGCAGTTGCGTGGTGGTTATTCAGTGTTGGGTGAAGTAGATCACCCAGAAGATTTGAAAATCAATTTGGACCGTGTGAGNCATTGCATCGACAAGATGTGGATGGATGGCCCTGCAGGATATGGCAAGTTGAGAATATTACCCACACCCATGGGCCAGCTGGTGAAAACCATGTTGGATTCGGGTGTAAAACTAGGAGTTTCGAGCCGTGGTTCCGGAAACGTGAACGACAGCAACGGACATGTCAGTGACTTTGAAATCGTCACTGTGGATATTGTTGCCCAGCCCAGTGCTCCGCATGCATATCCCCGTGCAATTTATGAAGGACTTCGTAACATGAAGTATGGTCATAAAGTGTTGGAGATAGCCAAAGAAGCAGGGTCAGACAGCAAGGTACAGAGATATTTGACGCAGGAAGTAAAACGCCTTATCAAAGATCTCAAAATTAAGGAGTAAAGCATGCTAGATGCAATCAAACCATTGCTAGATAGCGGCCTGATCAATGAAGATGTCAGTCAAGAACTCAACGAAGCTTGGGAATCAAAACTGACAGAAGCACGTGAACAGGTCAGAGCCGAACTACGTGAAGAGTTCGCACAACGCTATGAGCACGACAAGACAGTGATGGTTGAAGCCTTAGACAAGATGATGACAGACGGTCTCGCCGGTGAACTCGCTGAGTTTGCTCAAGAGAAAGCTGCTCTGCGTGAAGATCGCGTGAAGTTTCAAACCAAGATGAAAGAAAGCGCCGGAAAGTTCAACAACTTCCTGGTGACCAAATTGGCCGAAGAAATCAGCGAACTGCGTAGAGATCGCAAGCTGCACAATGAAGGACTAGAAAAACTAGAAGGCTTCATGGTGCATGCCCTGGCTCGTGAGATCCAAGAATTTGCTACAGATAAGCGTGACGTGGTGGAAACCAAAGTGCGTTTGGTGCGTGAAGCACGTGGCAAGTTAGAAACTCTCAAAGCACGTTTCGTAAAAGAAAGTGCCCAAAAAATGAGTCAAGCTGTTAGCCATCACTTGAAGGCTGAACTTACACAGTTACACGAAGACGTGNGAATTGCTCGCGAGAACAATTTTGGTCGTCGTATNTTTGAAGCGTATGCTGCTGAATTTGGTGCTACTCATCTCAATGAGAAAGCCGAAGTTCGCAAGTTGCAAAACATCATCGCTGCCAGAGAAAATCAACTGTCAGAAGCCATCAAACTCGGCAGGAAAGCAAAAGTTCTTGTTGAGTCCAAGGAACGTGAAATACGAATCATTCGTGAATCCAATGTGCGTGAAAGCACTCTGGACGACCTGCTGAGTCCTCTTAACGAGGCCAAGCGTGAAGTGATGCGTAATTTACTCGAAAGTGTGCAGACACCCCGTCTGAAGAACGCTTTCGAAAAGTATCTACCAGCAGTATTAGCTGAAGGCAAGTCTGTGAAAGCCCGCCAGGTGATCTCGGAAAATGTGTCAGAAGTCACTGGTAATAAAACTGCCCCTCGTCCAGACGAAGACAGTGCTGACAACAGCAATGTCATCGAAATCAAACGTCTGGCAGGGCTGTAATTTTTAACTAAGGAGACTTAAATGTCACAAACTCTATTAGAAGGTCGTTGGAATGAAACCAAAGATGCCCTTCTCGAAGGCCTAAAAGGCAACAAGCGTACCAGCATGAGCGTGATCCTTGAGAACACACGCAAGTATTTGAAAGAAAATGCAAGTTCTGGTTCAACTGGTTCTGGCAACATTGCCACACTTAACCGTGTGATTCTGCCAGTGATCCGTCGTGTGATGCCAACCGTTATCGCTAACGAATTGGTCGGCGTTCAGCCCATGACTGGGCCAGTTGGTCAGATCCACACTCTGCGTGTGCGTTATGCCAACACCATGACTGACAACAGCACCGCTGCCACAAGCACCGCTGCTGGCCAAGAAGCATTGAGCCCATTCTTGATTGCTCAGGCATATTCTTCAGCAAGCAGCGTTACCGCTGGTATCGTTGATCCAACACAGAACATCTACACTGGTGCTAACACCAGCGTACTTGAAGGTTCCGGTGGTCGTCAGATCTCTGTGCAAATCTTGAAGCAAGCAGTTGAAGCCAAGACACGTAAGCTGCAAGCTCGTTGGACATTTGAAGCTGCTCAAGACGCTCAAGCAATGCATGGTATCGACGTAGAAGCCGAAATCATGGCAGCACTGGCTCAAGAAATCACAGCTGAAATTGACCAGGAAATCTTGTTGAGCCTACGCTCACTGGCCACAACTGAGTTCACATACAACCAAGCTACCGTTTCTGGTACAGCTACATTCGTTGGTGACGAACACGCCGCTCTGGCAGTGTTGATCAACCGTGTTGCTAATCTGATTGCTCAACGCACTCGTCGTGGCGCTGGTAACTATGCAGTTGTTAGTTCAGCAAGTTTGACTGTGTTGCAAAGTGCTACCACTAGTGCATTCGCTCGTACTACAGAAGGCACATTCGAAGCACCTACAAACACCAAGTTTGTTGGTACATTGAACGGCGCAATGCGTGTGTTCGTTGACAGTTATGCCAGCGATACCACTCCTGTGCTGGTTGGTTACAAAGGTAGTTCAGAAGCTGACGCTCCTGCGTTCTACTGCCCATACATCCCCTTGATGAGTTCAGGAGTTGTGTTGGATCCGACCACATTCGAACCAGTGGTTAGTTTTATGACACGCTACGGATTCATAGAATTGACAAATACTGCAAGTTCGTTCGGTAATGCGGGCGATTATGTCGGGGAGATAGCAGTCTCAAATTTGAGCTTCAGCTAATCTTCGATTGGTATTTTACCAACTCAAAAAAGGGCCGCAAGGCCCTTTTTTGTTGACTAGATCTTGAAGAAACCTAGGAACTTGTGCATGCGGTTGATTACTGAATCCCAGTCGCCCATCACAGGTTGACGATACAGTCTAGCACTGGGATACCAAGGTGAATCTTCGCGCCGGAGCAACCAACGCCAGCAGTTACCATATGCATTCAGTGGAATCCAAACAGGACGACCCATTGCTCCTGCCAAGTGTGCATTAGCAGTGTCTACTGATATCACAAGATCTAGATGATGCATGAGTCCTGCTGTGTCAGAAAAGTCTTGAACCGTACCTGGAAAACTTTCTGCTCCAGCAGCAGTGATCACAGCAAGTTCTTCGTCAGTGGCATCCATCTGCAGGTTGATCCATTGATGTTCAGGATTGCGTTTAATCAGTTCAGCCATTTTTTCCACAGGCATGGCTTTGTGCTTGTGTATCCATGAATCTTTACGGCCGCTCCAACATACACCAATCCTCATGCGTTTCTTAGCACCTAATCTATCTGCCCAGGCCTGTGCTTTGTCAGGTTCAGCAGCGATGTATTGCAGATTGTGAGCGAGATTATCCAAAGTAACTCCAATCACTCGCGGAATACTCATTATAGGAATCCAGTAATCGTATTCACCAAGATCCTCGCCGGGCTTGTAGATACCAATCACATTGCCAGCAGGAGCAGGAAACAATGGTTTTACCCCGGTGCTGAGTACCAATTTGATCTTGGCCCCGGCAGCATTGAGATTGGCCACAAATCTTAGGAACTGTATTTGGTCACCTAATCCTTGTTCACCAACCACCAAAATAGTTTTGTCTTTGGGATCTTGACCTTGCCACTCTGGTCGGGGCAGGTTGGGTTTAAGTCCAGCCATGTGTTCATATCGCCACCGTGCTTCGTAGTATTTCCATCCTGATTCATAATCGCCCTTGAGCAAGTAGGCCACTGCGAGATTGAACTCAGCAGTGACATTGGTGGGATCAATGTCATGTGCAGCATGCAAGAACGGAATGGCTCGTGCTGGATGGCCCATTTCTCTCAGCACATTGCCGTAGTTGTTGAATGCAGCACCATGATTGAAGTCTTGCCCAAATATTTGTGAATAGCACTCGAGTGCCTGTTGGGGATGATGATCGGCACGATGTTGATTGCCTTGCGCCAGTAGTTGTTCAGTATTCATATGGATATTTACGAATACCGGGCACGAGGCTTAAAATAACTGTTTGAGTATAAATAAGCCATGTACGCAATACTGCGTCTTATGCGGTTTAACCCGCCGCGTAGAAGCTAGAACCTTCATCGGACTTCTTTAAGGAGAAACAAAAATGGGACGTCCTCTAAAAATACAAAAATTAAGCACAGGATCAGGCAATGGCGGCGCAGCCGTCAGCGTAGATCTTGGCTTTCCTAACTTTGGGTCACTCACAGCACCGGTGTTCAACTCACCAACACAAACATTTGATTCAGCTCAATATCTAGGTGTTGTAGGCGGCGCAGCACCAACTGACACACCCTCAGCAACCAACCCCAGAATTGATGTAACTGTGAACATTGCTGCACCAGATGGC